TGAGGGTTCTTCTCCCACCAATCGCCGGCCTTAGCTGATATCATCTCTTGGTCATCTGCTGAAAATAAAGATATGAGGGCTGCTCTCCTAATTCCACCTGCAAGGACAGCATCCGCAATATGACAAATCATATCGTGAACTTCAATTGGTTCAAGCTTGTCTCCGTCTTCTTTTTCACAGAACATGCCCTCCAGCTTCACTAGGCACTCCCGAAGGGGCTGTGGGCCCGGAGCTTGGCCACCAGAGGTCACCAAGAGGGCTCCCTTGGGGCGAATGTCAGAGAAGTCAAAGCGGAGGCGTGAGCCCCCATGGAAATAGGTCCGGACAAGAGCCTTGATTGCATCAGCCCAGCCTTCGATTGAGTCGCCGATTAGATAACGTCGTGTGCGCTTAGAGCTGGGCTTTCTAATTTCTGGCAGTTGTTCAACATGGTGCTTCTGTACGCTATATCCTACGCCGGTGCCGCCGAGGAGAAGAAACATTGTTTCACTAAATGCTCTGATGTCGTCGATTGGCATGAACGCACAGTTAAAAATACGATTAGGAGCGACTTCAATTGGCTTGCCGCCAAACTGCATCGACCTCATTGATGGCAATATCTTCTTATCCATAACCATTTTATAAGCTTTTATAATCTGGAGTTCGAGTTGAGGGAACTTTTTAAGATGCATTTTCATATTACGATCTACTAATTCCTTCCATGTTTCTCTTCGCTTTTCTTCTTCCAGGTATCTAGCATATTTCATGTGCACTGTTATTTCTGATAAGATCTTGTTTGATATTTCCATTATTTTTCTCCCTTTTGTTCCTTTTTAAATGATGCGTACTTTTGTTTAAGATTATCCAATCGTTCCTTTGAAGATTTCTCCATTATATCACTGATCGACTCGTTTGTTTGGCTTAGAACTTTTATATTTACATTACTAGTATCCATGAAAATAGGAAATACTAATCCATCAGGGCCGTTTCGATTCTTTGCCAGAAAGATACGGCCAGTGTTGGTGCTTTTATCTTCTATTGTCCGAGAAACTGTAAAGATAAGATCTGCTACAAAACATTTGTTGAAAGCCTCTGAAATTGACTCCATTGTTATAACTTCTGCATTCAGTCCGGATCTGTTTGTTTGCGAGGCGGTCCAGACCGGACATCTTGACTCTTGGGCTAGGCCCCTAAGCTCTTCATAAATAGTTTCCAATTGGTGCCTTTTCTCGTCTCTTTTTGACGATTCTGGCTTGATCAGATCGCCGTAATCCAAAATAATCATATCTGGTACAAAGTCCCTCCTCCGTAACTTATCAATATGATTCTTGATTGTCTGAATTGAAGCGGATCTTGTTGGGTATTCTTTTACTATTAACTTCCCCTTTAAATCTTTTATTTCATCATATATTTTTTCTTTAAAGACTGTCAGGTTGCGCAATTCTACTCCGGTGATGCAGGAATCGTATCTTGACGCGACAATAGTATCTCCAAGTTCTAATGTATAGTGTAGAACGTTCTTTCCCTGCAATAAGGCCTGGGCACCTAAGTGTACCAGCACCATGGACTTGCCCGCACCAGTAGGTGCCACCACAACCCCTAATTCGCCTTTGCCTAGGCCTCCCTTGGCGACTTCGTCGATTAGTGTCCAGCCAGTGGAAACTGGGTTACGGGCTTTAAGCTGAAAACGTTCTTCAAAATCAGCAAGGTAATCATATCCAAAAGAATTGTCAGAACCCAGCTTGAGTGCTGTGTCTATAACTTTGGAAACTTCATCGAAAGAAGAAGACTTAATCAGGTCAACAGACTTAATCAGTGCTTCTTTCAGTTTTTGTTTCTTACAAAAGTCTAAAGCAGTATCTTTGATGTATTCCGATGATTTAGGAATATGACCCTTAGATAATACTCGGGCGTAATATTCGCGGATTCGAACCTTTACTGATTCTGCCTCCCCATCAAGGCCGGTGCGTATGATGGAGTGCATAATATTGGAAGTGGGGTGTACCCCGTATTTCTTCCTGTATTTTACAATACAATTAATAAAAACTCTTAAATGTTTTAATTCTAAGAAGCCGAGGTCAAGAACCTCAAACATCTGATCTGCAAATGGCCTGTCATTCAATACAAGATGACATAAATCCTCTTGGAATGACTTCCCGAATTTTGAAAAACTAACTTCCGTTTCCATACCGTGTCCTAACGTAATATATATATATTATAGCAGATTCTAATCAGAAAAGGAAGTAATAATATCATTAAATTTCTGTTCTAGATCTTGCATGTTTACAGTTAAAACACCGTCCTGAATCATCAATTTTCTTACTTCTGTTTGGTTATAGTGTGGCTTATACCCTTCAAACGTTTCATCTATCCTATTTTTAGACTGAGGGGATATCTGAGGGGAAGAGAGCTGCATAATATTATAATTCTCCTTTATCAGCTGTTCCGACTCTATAACGTTGGTATAGATTTTTAGGTTTTGGTTTTCTGAATTTTGACACTCCTCAATAAGGTCAGATACAAAGTAATCTTTTTCTTCACTGAGAAATGAAAAGCGTTTCGCTATTGTACCCATACCGACCCTAGGGACGCCTGGCAGGTTATCACTTGGGTCTCCGGCCATGGCTCGGGCGAGGGCAAAGTTTCTAGGATGAATACCAAACTTTTCAATTACTGAATTCTTATTTAAAACTTCCTTTTGTATCGGCCGGAAAAGAAGTGTCTTATCATCCAATAATTGAATGAAGTCCTTGTCCGCGGACACAATTACTTTTTGCCAGTCTTCAAACATCGAGGAAGACTTAACATAAGAGATTACGTCATCGGCTTCCACTTCAGCTTCCATAAACTGGATTATTGGTGTCTGGTTCAGGTATTCCACTACTCTCAGCTGTTGCCACAACTTATTGTTATCTGTATCCTGAGCTGTCATCTCGTCTGAGGACCAGTTAACCCTAAGAGGCTTTCTGCCAGCTTTATAGTTTTTGTTCATGGCTCGACGTTTCTTTGAACCGCCTTGACCATCCCAGACAACCACAATCATATCAGGTTCGATCTCTCTGGTAATCTTGTTCATTATATTGATGAACGTTCTCATACCACCGATTGGCTGGCCATTGGGGTTTTTGCTTGGGTCGACGATATATCCCCGTAGGAACTGATTGAATGCGTCAACGATCATTACTCTTTTCATTATTTTCTCCATAAAAAAAGCCCGCCAGAAGAGGCGGGCTTTATGCTTTTCTGCTAAGTCTTCTCGACCGGGTCATCCGTATCGTAGAAATCGTCAGCTTTACCTTCTCTATTCTTGAACTTAATAATAACATCTTCGTCGATGATTGTCAAGACACTTTCTCTAAAATTTTGGTCCTGAAGCTTCTCTGCCCATTGCTTGCGCTGAAACTTAACTTCAGTGCCGTCATTTTGAGCTAGAGCAAACCATGCTCCAGACTGCGAAAGTCTCTGTGATACTTGGATTGCATCAAACCAACTTTCTTCGTCTTGAACACCAATATCATCGTCACCCCAGAGGATCTTAAAGTTGCAGGTGCGGCCGGCGGACCCAAACCTAGATTTCTCAAGTTTGACCTTGACTTCTGACCCTATCCTGTATCCATTATCGTCCACCAAGAATGAGGCTTTGGCTTTTCGGCCAGTGAGCCATATTCTCAATGAATAAGAATAAGAAAGGGCCTTGCCGCCAGGGGTCATATAAGGTGTTGTCATTGCCTCTGATGGAGATCTCGTAATGTTAGTTTTAAGCTGATTGAGAATCAGCAATGTTGCATCGGCATTCGCAATTGGTACAACAAGTTTTGACATCCCCTTAGACAGAATTCTGGCTTTCTTGCCAACTTCAGCGTTAGGGTTAAAATCTCCAGCGACATCTGAAAGAGAAGGTGTTAGGGCTAGTGAGTCCCAGATGAACAGCCATTTATTTCCAGTCCCGAGCAATTCTTCAATCGTTTCGAGGACAAACTCTACAGATTCTGCTTGGATATACATAAGCCTGTCGAGGTCACAGCCGGCACGTTCAAGGAAGGATGGGTCAATGGCTGACTCTGAATCAAAGTAAACCACGTCAATTCCCATCTTTTGAGCATTACCGGCAACCTGCGCAGCCAAAAATGATTTGCCGGTTGATTCCAACCCTGCAATTTCAGATATTTTGGCGACAGGTATGCCAGCAAGCTTCCCCTTACAAATAATAGAGTCCAGCCACCTGGATCCCGTTGGGATCCACTCTTTCACTTCTGTCGGATTGTTATCGTGTAGTGAATGAGCAACTTGGCGGCCAGCTTTCTTATTGATAATGCTACGGACTGCTGCTATATCTAATGAGCCTTTTTTAAGCTTTGTTACTTTGGATTTAGCCACAGTGCACCACCTTTACGAGTTCAGAAGGTCGTTGAAGGCGGCTTCAACAGAACTTGCAGGCTTGTCAGCGCTTGTGCTGGCGCCATACTTCTCAAGGTCGTTGCTTCCGGCGTCGGAAGCCATGAATTGGTCCAAAATAGATTGGACCTCTTCGGTGCTCTTACGGTCAAAGAGTGTGTCAAAGTCTGGAATAGTTTCCAGTAACTCTGCACATCGCTCATCTCCACCAACAGCGTCATCACAAAGGATGGTCTTTCTGGGTCGTGGACGAATGTCAGTTCTAGGGAAGGATGCACCTGGCAGCTTTCCATACATGAGCTTGAGGTCGTTGCCGTTCTCAGGGTCCGTAACATCTCCATAATCCGGATCAAGAACAATGGTCAGGAGCTTTTCATAAGCCATCTTCCCATATCCCCAGATGCGGATACCTAGGTCTTCCTCTCCCCTGACAAGAACTGGTGAGAAGAAGCGTTGCTTTGCAAAGAGATCCTTTGCTTGTTTCTTGCTCTCCTCTGTACCCTCATTCCACAACTTGTTTGCAAAGTTGCAGACTGGGCATTCGTCTCCGAAGTTTCGTTTTGGGCAGAGAAACCCTGATGTTCCTACATTGTAGTGGAAGCTTCTTTCCTTGAAGGGATCACCATCAGATGTAGAAACAATACGAATATTGCTCTCACCGTCGTCAGGTCGCCAGAACTGGTTCTTTCCATCTCCCCTTCCGTTTAGTTTATCTAACTTCGCTTTCATTGCGTCTAAATTAAGTGCCATTTTATGTTACCTCCTATGGTATGTTGTTTTTTGCACGTTTGGCTATAGCAGGTCAGCAAATATCCTGACCAACTGTTTATATAATACTATATTTTTTATTCTGTGTCAACAGTTATTTGTTGAATTTTTGGAGAAAAATATTCTACATAAATGTAGTCATCTTCGTAGTCCGTGGGGTAGATACCAAAATATGCTTTGGTTTCTTCGGTCATTCTGCCTTTCACACTGGTTGTAAGCTCTCTGAAGAAGTTTCCTTGAGTTTTCAGCTTCTCTTCGTTAATACCAAAATAGTATAACACCTCCACCTCCTGACTGAAAGGGGAAAATAATTTATCTTCACAGGAGATGGAACTAACGCCTATCGTCTTTATTCTGCATGATTCTTTAACACGCGTGAAGGTTGACATGATTGGTTTTGTATTCTTGAAAACTTCGATCATATGATAGCTGTCACAAAAAGTGTCATTTATTTGTTTATAATAATCGAAAACATTGATGGAACCCACAAAGCCTTCTAATATCTTGTTAGATGCCAATGTAAGATCCTCAAAGAGGCCTGAGCGGGCATATTCTTGTAAGATATTTCGTATAGTCCTCTCTTGCAGTGTCTGCTCTTCTGAAAGGAGGTCGATTTCTGGTTGAAAGTATACCACTTTTATCCTGATTCCACGTTTGTGCAGTGATTCCAGGATTTTAAGTGAAAGTGCTGCACTAGTTGAAGCGCCGCAGACAAAAAAGGTAACTTCTTTCTTTATTTCTTTTAAAAACTTAATTTTACCTAGAATATTAAGTGCTTCATACATCTCTGCACTCTCCAAAACTGGTAAAAGGTAGTGATTGGGGTCCTTTGAAGTCCCCTCTAGGTTACTAATTTTATAAATT